AGGCCCCCCACCCTCATCGCCGCCCCCTCCATATTTTCCCCGGAGGGATATTTGGAAAGCCAATTGGGGACTAGGTTCTAGGGCCCACAGGAAGTTTCTCGTGTGCTCCTTTCTTCCTGCTGGTCTCGCTCACAACGGGCCCTAGAATCTAGCCCTCAATTGGCCCCAAACGCCCTCTATCTAAGGAGCAACTATGGGTAAAAGGGCCGCAACACCCTCTAAACCCGCTCGAACTGTGGAACAACGAGAGGCGCAGATGATCAATCTAGCGCTTGAGCTCGCTGAGAAGCAGCTTCGGGAGGGTACAGCACCGGCAACCACGGTGAACCACTACCTCAAGCTCGCCTCCACAAGAGAACAGCTGGAGGTAGAGAAGCTGAGGAACGAAACAGCACTCCTCGAGGCGAAGAAGACTGCGCTCGTCAGCGCGGAGCAAGCCGAGAAGATTGCCAAAGAAGCCATCGAAGCCTTCCGTACATACTCTGGAGCGGGAGATGTTACGAACGTATACTGAACTGGCGCGCCTCGAGACCTTTGAGGAGCGGTTTGACTACCTGGCTCTCACCGGGCAAGTCGGTACGTCTACGTTTGGCTTCGATCGTTACCTGAACCAACGATTCTACACCTCGACGGAGTGGAAGAAGGTCAGGAACTTTGTTCTGGCTCGAGATGAGGCCTGTGACCTCGGGATCGAGGGACTTGACATCAGATACATGCCGCTAATCCACCACATGAATCCGATTCAACCCAAAGATCTCGAGGAATTCAATCCAGACATCCTCGAGCCAGAGTTTCTCATCACGACAACCAAGAATACCCACAACGCGATACACTTCGGAGACCGATCGAGGTTGACACCACGAGTTGTTGAGCGTCGACCGAATGATCAAGCTCCCTGGAGGATCTAATGGGAACGATTCTTGAAGATACCAAGAAGGCGATCGGCATCATGCCGGGTTATGACGTCTTCGACGACCAGATCCTCATGCATATCAACACTGCAAGGATGGATCTCGCACAATTGGGGCCAAAATGCGATTCCCCGATTGACAAAGACACGGCCTGGACCGTCTTCGACCAGATCGACGACGAGGCCGCAATCAAATCTTACATCGCCATGAAGGTTAAGCTGTTCTTCGACCCACCGGGGAACTCCTTCTTGGTATCGGCATACCAGAAGCTGATCGAGGAGGCAGCATGGCGACTGATCTATCAGACCGAGGGGAAGCAGAGGTAGAAGACCTCGTCCACCACGGCGTAAAGGGACAGCGATGGGGCGTCATTCGTAAGAAGGCTTCCGCCGGACGTGTCGCAACAGCTAGAGCCCTCAAGAAGACAGGACGCTTCACCGTCGATGCTTCACGAAAGACGGCATCTAGCGTTCGAAAGGCTAAGCAGGCTCATGACGCACGAGTTGCCGGAAAGGTCGAAGCCAAGAAGGCAGCCAAGGCCCGAAAGAAGTTCGCAAACCGCGGATACAAAAAGATCAGTGACACCGAGCTCCAGTCTCGAATTAAGCGGCTGGAGCAAGAGAAACGCTATCGGGAGCTCAAGGCCGATCGCCACCTGGTTCGAGGTCGTGAAGTCACTCGATCGATCCTCGAGAACTCTCTGACTAAGGCTGGTACGTACGCAGCAACCAAGGCCATGAAAACCGCCTTCGATAAGTCGTTCGATACTGGTAAGGAAGGGAAGTCCGCAGCCGAGACTCTTAAGAAGGCGGCGGAGAAGGCTAAGGAAGCCGCTGAGGCAGCTTCTGTCGTAGCCGAGGAGACCAAGAAGGAAGCCAAGTCTATCGGTGGTCCCGCTCTAAAGAAGGCTCCTGAACGCAAGCAGATCGAGAAGCCCAAGTCATTTAAGCAGACTAAGCCCTCGCCCAAGAAGAAGCGGTATCCTCGTAACCCGGGGAGCACTGCTAAGTAATGCTCTCGAACACCGCAGTACCAAAATACTACGGGCAGTTTCGTGATGCAGTCATCCGAGGCGAGATTCCAGTATGCGAAGAGATCTCATGTGAGATGAACCGGATTGATGCGCTTGTCGCCAATCCAGAATACTACTACGACGATCAAGCCGTAGAAGGATTCATCGCATACTGCGAGAACGAGCTTACTCTGTCCGACGGAGCCGACCTCCATCTTCTGGACAGCTTCAAGCTATGGGCCGAACAGCTCCTTGGATGGTACTACTTCGAGGATCGCCAGGTCTTCGTCCCGTATGAGGATGGAGTAGGCGGTCGCTATGAGACCAAAACCGTAAAGAAGCGCCTTACAATCAAGCAGTATCTGATCGTTGCTCGTGGAGCAGCGAAGTCGATGTATATGTCTCTAATCCAGAACTACTTCCTGGTGATCGACACTACCACGACGCATCAGATCGCTACGGCCCCTACTATGAAGCAGGCGGAAGAAGTGATGGGTCCATTCCGGACCGCCATCACCCGTGCAAGAGGTCCGCTGTACAAGTTCCTTACTGAGGGCTCGATTCAAAATACAACCGGCGCGAGGGCTAACCGCCAGAAGCTGGTTGCAACTAAGAAGGGTGTTGAGAACTTCTTGACCGGATCTCTTCTCGAGGTCCGCCCCATGTCTATCGACAAGCTTCAGGGTCTTCGGCCCAAGGTTTGTACGGTGGATGAGTGGCTTTCCGGCGACATCCGTGAGGACGTTGTTGGAGCCCTCGAACAGGGCGCCTCGAAGATCGATGATCCGGTCATTCTGGCCGTCTCATCCGAGGGAACCATCCGCAATGCGGTGGGCGACACCATGAAGATGGAGTTGCTCAAAATACTGAAGGGTGAATACATCGCCCCTCACATCTCAATCTTCTACTACCGCCTTGATGACATCAAGGAAGTAGCAGATCCTGCTATGTGGGTTAAAGCCCAGCCGAACATCGGCATCACTGTCTCTTATGATCGGTACCAGCAGGACGTCGATCGAATGGAGCAAGCTCCGGCCGCTCGAAACGACATCCTCGCCAAGAGGTTCGGGATCCCCATGGAGGGATACACGTACTTCTTCACATACGAGGAGACAATCCCGCACAGGAAGAACACCTTCTGGAACATGCAATGCGCTATGGGCGCCGACTTGTCCCAGGGTGATGACTTCTGTGCGTTCACCTTCCTGTTCCCACTCAGGAATCAGGCTTTCGGCGTAAAGACGCTGGCATACATCTCCGAGCTCACGCTCATGAAGTTGCCGGGCGCTTTGCGTCAGAAGTATGACGAGTTCATCCAAGAAGGAAGCCTCCGAGTCATGGAGGGTACCGTCCTGGACATGATGGAAGTCTATGAAGATCTAGACCAGTACATCGACGAACAGAAGTACGACGTCTCGGCATTTGGGTTTGACCCTTACAACGCCAAGGAGTTCGTAACCAGGTGGGAGCAGGAGAACGGCCCGTATGGTATTGAGAAGGTCATTCAGGGAGCCAGGACAGAATCGGTCCCCCTCGGGGAACTGAAGAAGCTGGCTGCGGAGCGACTCCTCATCTTCGACCAGGAACTCATGTCTTTCACCATGGGAAACTGTGTCACTCTTGAGGATACCAACGGTAACCGAAAGCTGCTGAAGAAGCGCTCGGAAGAGAAGATTGACTCAGTAGCTGCTCTGATGGATGCCTTCGTGGCATACAAGATCAACAAGGAGGCATTCGAATGAGCAAGGAGGTGAAATGGGTTTAACCGACCGATTGAGCCACGCCTGGAATGCATTCACTAGGTCTCCGGACAAGAAGAACTTCACACCCGAGTATGGATCGTGGACGTTTGGAAATCCGAACCTGAACTACCGGCCTGTCGTCGGGGATCAGACGATTGTCACTAGCATCTACAACCAGATTGCTATCGATGTATCGAATGTACCAATCCGACATGTCAAGACTGACGAGAACGGCAACCTCAAGAGCTACTACCGTAGCTACTTGGATGACTGTCTGTCTCTGAGTGCCAATATCGACCAGACCGGACAGGGATTCTTCCAGGATCTTGTCCTGACTCTGTTCGAGGAAGGCGCTGTGGCGATCGTCCCTGTTGATACTGACGTGAGTCCTGACATGACCCAGGGATACGACGTCAAGTCGATGCGCATCGGAACGATCCTGAACTGGTATCCTCGCCACGTCCGGGTTGAGGTCTACAACGATCAAACTGGACAGCGAGAGCAGCTGACGCTCGACAAGGAATTCGTCGCTATTGTGCAGAATCCTCTGTACAGTGTGATGAACGCCCCTAGCTCGACTCTTCAGCGACTTACTCAGAAGCTGCATCTACTCGACGCCATTGACAAGCAGTCTGGATCAGGTAAGCTTGACATTATCATTCAGCTTCCGTACGTCGTCAAGACTGAGCTCAAGAAGCAGCAGGCCGAGGCACGCCGTAAGGCGATTGAGGAACAGCTCGCAGGGTCTCAGTACGGTATCGCTTACACCGATGGTGCCGAGCGAATCACTCAGCTGAACCGACCGTCCGAGAATAACCTCATGAGTCAGATCCAGTGGCTCACTACCCAGCTGTACAACCAGCTCGGAATGACTGAGGATGTCTTCACCGGCAAGGCCGATGCTCGACAGATGCTGAACTACCAGAACCGAACGGTTCGTCCAGTTCTGAAGGCGATCACGGATGCCATCACCAGGACTTTCCTCACCAAGACTGCCCGAACGCAGCGTCAGCGGATCATGGCGATCGAGGATCCGTTCCTCAACGTCCCGCTG